GTAGAGCACTTCCTTGGTAAGGAAGGGGTCACGGGTTCAATTCCCGTCATCAGCTGGAAAGCGGTTTTCTTAGGAAAGCCGCTTATTTGCTATATGTACAGAAAAAGCAAGCATTTCAGAGTTTCCCCGGGGTGCTTGCTTTTTCTTATTTTTGCATTAAATTGTCATCATTAAGCATTGTTTTGCAAATTAATATGACACGGAATATGACACGCTTCACAGAGACGAGAAGTGTTTATTGATAAGTCGATTCATTTTGACAGTCTGCTCATCAATAGCATCTCTGTAGACGGATTTCATGATGCCGTCTGTAGCCCATCCACCGCGCTGCATGATATACTGATCTGGAACACCGATAGCATGCATGATACTGGCGGCATAATGTCTGAGATCATGAAAGCGGAATGGTGAAAGATTGTTCCTTTGGATGGTACGATGAAACCGGTTGGTTATGTTATCCGGATTGCAGTCAAAAATCCGGCCTTCTTTTTGGGGAATGTGTTCAATGACAAATTCCGGGAAGTCTACTGTACGGAAGGAAGCATCTGTTTTTGGACGCGGCTGAACGTGCCAGATGCCGTCAGAATCCTTTACCATGCATTTATTGACAGTTATATAGTTATCATGTATATCACTGCTTTCTAAGGCGCACAGCTCGCCACGGCGCAATGGACCGAAGGCGGCTAGTAAGACAGCCAAGTAAAGCTCGTCATCATCAATGGCAGCCAACAAAGCTTTTATATCTGAATCAGATGGTGTATAAAGTTGTGCCGGTATTTTTCTTGGCAGAGTTACGCTGATCTTGAGTTCCGGAGCAAACATGGCAAGTGCAGCCATCAACAATCCGTTCACGTTGGATACAGTTTTCGGTGAAAGTCTTCCTGCCAGACGATTGATCCATTCCTGTACGACAGGCGTAGTCAATGTCCGAATCCGTATGGTTTCGATACTTTTATAGTAGTTTTTGCGCTGTGTCTGATAACCCCTGATCGTACTATGAGATAAAACTTCTGATTTGACACGTATGTATTCATCAATAGCCTCGGCAACGGTCAGGTCACCTGCAGCAATGCGGGATTTGTTCTGTGAAAATTCCGCTGCCATGTAAGAACATTCTTTCTTCGTTGCAGCAGTGAAAGAGCGGTAGCGCCTGACACCAGATTCATCAGTATAATCATAGACACGGACACGCCAGTTGCCTGAAGGAAGTTTTTTAGGTGTTGCCATATGTATCACTCCAATCTTAAAAATGGGTATAAAAAATACACCTGTACGGTGCCGGATTTTTGTGATACAATACACTTGTCTAGGATGTATTGATCACAAGCTTCGACTTGTACAAGAAATCTATGTGAAGCCGTTCGGTGTGGGGACACCGGGCGGTTTTGCTATTTATAGGGCCTGCTGTTTATTTGTACTGAATTTCATAGGATGCCGTTTTGTAAGTTACCATTGTGCCGTCCGGCTCGTTTGTAGCATACTGAACGACTTCTACTTTATGTGTTCCTTCGGCAAGGGCATCTTTTTCAAGGCTGATGCTGCTCTGGGAATCACCTAGTTGTTCTTTGGTATTTAACATGCCATCGATATAGATATATGATAATTTTGAACCGTCAAAGCCTGTTGTGTCAATTTCGATTGTCTCAAGAACAGTATCTGAAGTTTCAAACAGAACAGGAACATTGTCATTCTCTGTTGTTCCGCCGACTGTGCTTAAATACATTGTTCCATCACCCATATCGGAATAATTGCCGTCTGCTAAGTCTTTTCCCGCATCGGTAGCAGATGTATCGCCCGTATCTTTTTCAAAAACAAATGTTACATCGCCAGATTTCAATGTCAGCATATTGCCTTCCAGGCTGTATGTATAGTCTGTGTTTCCGACAGTCATTTTGCCGTCATCCCATGTGCCTGTCAATTTTTCACCAACATTCATCATTGTTACAGTTCCATCTGCATCTAATGTTAAGTTTGTGTTGTCTGCTGTCACTCCCATTCCTTCGAGAGTTTCTTTGGCAATTGTTTCATCTGATCCGGACTGCGATGAATAGATAGTGTAATATCCAACTTCGGCAGGTGCTTCTGACTCAGATACAATTTCGGATGCTTCAGTTGCAGCAACACTTTCTGTAGTTGTCGTCTGAGCCTCTGTAGGAGCAGTAGTTTCTTTTGGTGCTCCACCGCATGCCATAATGGACATAGACATTGCGGCAATAAGCATAGCAGTTGTGATTTTCTTTTTCATATTACATTTCCCCTTTGAATTTTATTATTAAAACACTAGAGCGATTTAATCAAAGTATGTAGTTCCGAGGGCTATTTGCTTTGATGTTCACGCATTTTCTGACTGATACGATATTGTTCTGCATCTGGAACGTCAATAAATTCTACAGTTTTATCAAAGCTTTTCTTGACTACTTCTTTGATTTCGTCCAGAGTAACATTGAAAAATTCACGTCTAGTATTAACCATATTCAATTTTCTATCTTCAAATGCTCTATGGAGCGCAGCTTCCAAAGCCGGTGCATCGTCAGAGAAAATCATGGCATGAACATCAAAATTGAATGGGACAGAAGCGTCACCTAATTCATCAACACGGTCCTGAGGGTCTAATCTTCTGGTCATTCCGATTTTGTAAACATTCGGTCCAAAAGCACCGATATTGGATATAACATAGACGTAACCGGCACGTTGATTAGCTTCTCTGTAGTCGATATCCTTCATAGCCTTATCGATGTCATTTAATTGATTCTCCAATTCATCTTTCTTCTTTAACAAATCGGCATTGCCTGGATTTTGCTCGATTTGATGAAGAAGGTGATCATATGCAGTCTGGTAATGTGTCTGTTCCTTTTCAATCTTTTTACGCTGCGCTTCAATTTCTTTCTGCAATCGAGCGGCTTCTCGCATTTCAGCACGTGCAGCTTTTTGAGCTTCCTTTTCTTCCTGCTTTTTCTGCTGATACTCAAATGCTAAACGTAACTCTTTTATTTTTAAATCGAGATAATTGGAGTTGATAGATATATGCATAATTGTTCCAAGTTTTGATATAGCTTCAGCAGACTTATAAATTTTATTAAGAGAAGCATCGAAATTGGTATACTTTACTTTAGCAACAAGCTCATCACATTCAGTATTAAAGGCTCGTAGTAAAAGCTTCTGTGTGTCAGATACCATTTTTTTGCCTTTTGACGCGCTCCCATTTACCGTCCATTCTGTAGCTCCGGAAACGGCTGTTTTATTTTTTATCAATTCCTTTTGTTTTGAGCGGATTTTTGCAAGCTCTTCTTTGTAGTCCAATGCATTTGCAAAATCAAAATAAGGTTCATAAAGTCCAAATTCCTGAACCAAAATTTCATCATCAAGAGACACGATTTCAGATTTCTTGTTTGAGATTGTGTTGTCCAATAAGCTGATATGGTTTTGCTTATCCGCAATAGCTTTATCAAGAGATTCTATTTCTTTTTGCTCTGATTGAATGCTTTGCTCCAGTTCTCGTATCTTCTCTTGAAGAGCCAGTGCATTTCTCATTTCAGGCGTAAGTAGCGCCTGTAACTCATCATATTTTTGTTGCAATGCTTCAAGTTCACTTTTATATTGTTTACTCTTAAATATATCAGAAAATCCCATAAAAAAATCCCCCTTACATCTTTAACTCTATAATATCCTTGTAACGGCTAAATTCGGAATAAAAGTAATTGCATAATTATCAACGACCTTATATACTCCATATTTGCTTCTATAGCATTTCAGTGCTTCTTCCAAGTATTCTTCAGTTACTTCCAGGTATTCAGCCGTTTCGTATCGGTTACGGCAGCCGTGTTCGAAAGCACGGATGATACCGAGAAGCCCGATCCGGTTATTGAAGCCCCATTCCCTTGCCTGATGTTCCTGTTTTCTGCTTTTTACATCGTTCATATTGATAATGTTTCCATGACTGGTATAGTAGTGACCAAGTTCTTCGGCCAAGACACATGCCTTTTCGGCCGATGTTTCAATATCTTTTCTGATAGCAATCGTGCCGTCGCAATACAACCCATCGATTCTATTGCTATTGAACGGATAATCTATCACATCAATACCGTCCTTGCAGGCCTTATCTTGGAGTTTTTCATATGTGTTCATAAGACACCTCCCACTCTGGTATGTGTATCTATTTTCTTTTGTTCTTTACAAATGCTGCGAACTGGCGGATCTCATCCAGTTCGGATTCTGTGTATTCGTCACCATCGAAATGAGCTGCAATTGTAGTTGGCGTAGTAGCCGATTCTTCCCATCCCATAAGGTATGCAGGCGATACTCTAAGCGCATCGGCAATTTCTTCTAACTTGTCTACAGGCATATTTTTGATAGAACCTGTTTCATATCGTTGCAGCGTCGATTTACTTATACCAACTTTATCAGACAAAGCCTGGTATGACATGCCCAATTCTTCGCGTCGTTGCTTCATTCTATTCATTATATCTAGCATTTTATCGCTAATTTCTTTGTCGCTCATTTTACACCTCCGTATAAGGCTATTATAAACTATTTTTTCATATTTGCAACATATATTTACATAAAATTAAAAAAATGTTGCAAATATGGGTTGACAGTGGAGAGTACTTGGTGTATGATACAAATATCCCAAATATGCAACGAAAGGAGCGAACAGGATGTCGTTTGATAAATTAAAAGGGAAAATGACAGAGGCAAGAATTTCTCAGGCCAAGATGGCTGAATATTTAGAGATCTCACCACAGTCATTAAATTCAAAGCTTAATGGGAGAAATTCTTTTACTTTGGAAGAGGTAATTAAAATATCAGAGATTCTCCATTTAAAGGATCCGGTGGATATTTTTTTTAAGCCATCTGTCCCAAAAATGCAACACGGAGAGGAGGGATAGGAGATGTCATATATTGGCACAGCATTAATTTCAGCGATTGTATCAATCATCGTGACAAAAATACTGGCCACCCACTACTTTGAGATAGTGAATGGCCATGTAGATGACATGTGTAATAAAACAAAAAAGTTTGTTGAAGAAGTAAAGTCTATGGTAAACAGGCCTTAACAAATTGTTTTCCTAAAGGCGTCAATGCGCAGACTCCTTTTTCAGTAACTAAATGTTTTCCGTGTTCTTCATCTTCATAAGTTTTTTTGAGATGATGATAGTGTGGGAAATTCTCAAAAATCTTGTAATACGAATTATCTGTAAAATGCTCCATGAAATTTACAGTTAATAATCCGAAGCGTACCAGTGACGAAATGGACGCTGCATACGAAAATTGGTGACATTGATCCGGAGAAAAATACACATATTCTTCTAAAGTTTTGGAGCCTGATGGTAATTGTATCTTGTAGTTAACAATTGGTTGTTCAGCGGATGTCTTGAAATATTGTAGTACTTTAGCGTCTAATGGTGACATTTGCTTGATTATCTCTGAAAAAGATGGATGTACATATTGTTCGTAGTCCGCATTCATTGAGTGAGAAATGAGATTCACAAAAAGCTTTCTAAGTTCTTCTGATGAAATGCAGTATTTTGAGTTTTCAAGGGCTTGAGCCGCTACTTGAATAGAGGGTTCAACTTTTTTATCTTCTGGGATTTGACCAATGGATTCATCCAATTCAGATTCATATTTTTTCAAGTCCGAGGCATATTTCATGCGTCTTTTATCTGCAGCATGGGATATTCCACCAAAAACAAGATACCAGACATCACCAATTGTTTTTCCGATATTTTGAGTAGGTGCATCAGTTAAGTTTTTTAAGGCATTATCGGCTGATTCGGGGAGATTCACTAGACTAATTTTATTAGTAATATCTTCAGACATTACAATCATTCCTTTCATCATTTGTTAGGAAAATTATAGCAAACTCAGTGACTGTTTACAAGAAAGTTTTTATTTATCGGGAGAGGAGGGGATAACCATGGAAGAAGAATTCACAGTAGCCATCTACCAGAAGGATAAGATTTATGTTCTTGTCGGCAGAGAGAATGGCGGTCCGTCGTTTGATAATGCCATTCATCGGGCATTGAAGTTTACCAGAGAAAAGGCTGAGAAGTTGAAAGAAGTTATTCAGCGGAGAAATCCGAATTACGATGTGTGTGTTATGCAAATACGTACATTTTATTAAGGAGGCGGAGAGCATGGCAAAATCATTAGTTTCTGTTCCAAAGAAAAAGGAACGGGAAGATTTCATCAGCAGCATGATAAAAGGAGAGATGGTCCGTTATCATAAAAGCCCTGAGCAGATAGCGGTAAAGGCACAGTTTTCAACAAAGACATTGACAACCAAACTTGGGGAACCAGGGAGGTTTACGATTGAAGAGTTATATGCGATTCTTGATGCACTTGAAATAAGAGTGGCTTTTATTAGAAAGCCGCAGCCATTATAAGGAGGTACAAAATGAGCAGTCTTAATTATCCGCCAGTGGCTAGAATGAATGCCACCAGGAAAACAGAACCGTATCACCCGGTGCAGGTGGAGGAAGAACGAAAGTCAACAACGAATCCATCTAAACTGACAGCCTGTGAGATTACATGCATAGCTTACATGGCAGCAGGCATCTTTTTGTCTTTGAGACTGGATGTGGTTGAACGTTGGTGGCAGTTGCTGCTGGTTGTATGTTTCTTTATTATGGTTGGTGGTTTCTTCGGGATCATGGCCAGTGCCGAGAGATACTATGAAGAAGATTGAAAAGCCGCAAGAGTATTATGAGCTGATATCTGAATATAACCAGATGCAAAAGCAATACATAGAGTTACAGGCAAAAATGCGGGAAACATCCGCAAAATTATCAGAATTAAACAGGAGGTTAGAACAAGATGATTATTGATAACAGAAAGGCCGACCAGCCCGCCAGCCAGTCAGCCAAAAAAGAAAAAATACTTCAAGATGATTATAACACAAAAATCAGTCCTGTCAAAGAGGAGGATTACTACATCCAGGTGCCAATCAGCGTGCATAACGAAGGAATCAGAGCACTTGCGACGTTGGCCAATATTACGGCTATCATTGCACTTGAAGAAGACAGCTATATTGACGCGAAGCCACTGAGAGCGCTTCTCGGTCTTAGTCAGAAGGGAGATAAATAATGAATGAACTGAGAATCCTGGCCAATATCATACCAGGCAAAATCGATACAAATTTTGAGGAACAAAAAGCAGTACTGGCGCAGTCTATGGAATTATATAAAAACGCGAAGTTTTCTGAAGAGTATAAGACCCAGGCGAAAGGCGAACTTGCAACACTGAGAAAAATCAGAAAGGCACTGGATGACCGCCGTAAGGAAGTAAAAAAAGAATGGATGGGACCTTACGAAGAGTTTGAGTCCAGAGCAAAAGAACTTCTGCAGCTGATTGATGAACCTATCAGTCTGATCGATGCCCAGATCAAGGAAATGGAAGAACAAAGAAAGGCAGCACGACGCAAAGAGATTGAAGAATTCTTTGGAGATATCGCATCTGATCTGCTGGAGTATGTTTCTCTTGATCAGATTTACGACAGCCATTGGGAAAACGCTTCAACTTCCACCAAAGCATGGAAAACCGATCTGACCGGACAGGTTAGCCGTATCCGGAATGATATTGAAGTTATTAAAGCCAATACATCTGAAGCTGTTCCGAAGGCGCTTGAGGAATATAAAAAGACACATGATTTGGCAAAAGCTTCTATAGTAATCGCCGCTTATGAACGCCAGAAAGAAGAGATTCTGAAGCGTGAAGAAGAACGTCAAAGGGCTAAGGAAGAACAGAATCGTCGGCAGGAGCTTGAGAGAATCCGTCAGGAAGAGCGTGAACGGATTGCTGCAGAAGAGCGTATCCGTGAAGAGGAACGCAAAAAGGCAGCGGAAGAAGCTGCCAGAAAGCAGCAGGTGTCTGTACATAATATTCCAGAACCGGAAGCACCTGAAGAATCTGGATTTGATACAGAAGGTTTTACAGTAGATGACCTGCCATTTGAACAGCCGCATACACGGACAGTATTTTACAGAGTCGTGGCCACACCGGAAGAACTGGAACAGGTTGAAATAGTATTTAACAGTATTGGTATCTTTTTCGAGAGGAGAGACGAGAATGAGTAATTCATCAAGCGGCCTGATCTATGAGGCTATTCCAAAAGTTATTGCTGATGTCGGTGCTGTCGGAAAAGACAAGGTTAACCGGCAGCAGGGATTCAAATACAGATCAGTGGATGATGTTTTTAATGCCCTGAATCCGGCACTGGCCAAAAATGGTGTATTTATTGTTCCGCTCATCCTGCAGCGAGAATGCACGGAAGTAGGAAAGACCAGTAAAGGCGCCACCATCGTAAAAGTTATGCTGAAAGTAAAATTTACTTTCTATGCCAGTGATGGCAGCCATATTGAAACGATTATTTACGGTGAAGCCATGGACATGGGGGACAAGGGAACAAACAAGGCCATGTCTATAGCATATAAATATGCATGCTTTCAAGTGTTCTGCATCCCAACAGAAGAGATGCAGGATCCGGATGCAAACAGTCCTGCAGAAGAGATCGTCACGCAGACAGCTGCACCGAAGCAGCAGCCGGCGCAAAAGCCAGCATCTGAGCAGAAGCCGGAAGTAAGCCAGGATGTTTCCACAGAAGAAAGAATCACACCGGTTATGTTGCAGACCATCCGTGAACAGCAGATCAGAACCGGAGTAAGCGATGAAGCAATCCTCGGGATGCGTGCCGTAAAAGCAAAGAAAGTAAGTGAAATGACAATCACTGAATATAAAGCTGTTATGAAGAAATTTGAAAAGACACCGGACGGAAAGGACGTGACACCGCGTGAATAGTGTACAGCTGACAGGAAGATTAACAAGAGATCCGGAAGTCCGGTATACAGACAATGGCCATACGATAGCGAGGTTTACCCTCGCTGTTGATCGCCAGTATAAAAGCGACAACGGACCGACAGCGGATTTTATTAATTGTAAAGCCTTCGGAAAAACTGCAGAATTTATCGAAAAATATTTCTGGAAAGGCAAAAAGATGGAGCTGGTTGGTTCTATCCAGACAGGCAGTTATACAAATCAAGACGGGGCAAAAGTCTATACGACAGATGTCATTGCCCAGACGGTAGCTTTTGCCGAAAGCAAAGGCAGCGAAAGCGGACAGCAGAATACTCAAGGAGCAGCGGGCCGGTCAAATCCGAATCAGGCACAGTCCGCAGATGGCTGGATGAATATTCCAACCGAACTCGATGAAGAGCTGCCATTTAGCTAAAAGGAGACATGAAACATGATCATACAGATTGACAGCCGGGAAAAGGCCCGGGCGATCAAAAAGATCCTGGCCGAATTTGACCGGCAGGACATCAAGCATCCTATCAGCAAGTTACTGGTGGGGGATTACATGAATTACGACAATCCCCGCGTAATTGTTGACCGAAAACAGAATCTGTCCGAGTTGTGCAGCAACGTAACTTCTGACCATGAAAGATTCCGGAGGGAAATGCTTCTAGCACAGCGGAATGAGATCCAGCTGATTTTTCTATGTGAACACGGTAAAGGTATCAAGAGTATGGCTGATGTCATGTTCTGGGAGAATCCAAGACGTTGGAAGCGCCGAAAGAATCCGGATACAGGACGTTGGGAAGAAGTCGAGACAAAGGCTACTACAGGCGAGACACTTTGCAAGATCCTTCAGACCCAAGAACGGAAATACGGGTGCAAGTTTTTGTTCTGCGACAAGGAAGAAACGGGGAAAAGAATTATCCAGATTCTAGGCGGCACATATGACATCTGAAGAAATAAAAAGAACCGTATTTATGGAGGAACTGGTTGAAAGATATGGGCTTTATCCTAACAGGGCCGGTTTTATCGTGTGTCCGTTCCATAAGGGCGACAGAAATGCTTCTTTGAAGATTTATAAAGACAGCTTTTACTGTTTCGGGTGTGGCGCAGCAGGCGATGTGTTTGATTTCGTCCGCAAAATGGACGGCATGAGCTTTAAAGAGGCCTTTCTTTTTCTCGGCGGTGAATATGAGTGCAAAAAAAAACGCTCTAAGGCCCAAGCAAGGCTGGCCGTTTATAAGTCCCAGAAAGCTAAGGAAGAACGCCGGATTCGGGAGCAAAAGAGGCAGGAAACGGTTCAGCACAACATTAACCTGATTGATATCTACAGGACATCTATAAGCCGTTCGCAGCCTCTCAGTGATGAGTGGTGTGAAAGCTACAATGCCCTGCAAAAAGAATTGATAACATACGAGCAAATCCACAAGAAGGGAGGTGTGGCAGGAGATGAAACCTTTAGATGAAATGACTGTTGACGACATATTGGACGAATCTGTTTTCACGGAGCTGCTGGATATGCAGGATCAGGTAAAAAGGACACGCTTAAAGATTGCATTGAAAGAGCGGGCAAAAGTACTTAAGGTGGCGCAGGATTTTAAAGATCTGCTGTCAGCTTACGAGAAAGCGGACAAAGAAATGAAGCAGAAGAAAATGCAAGAGAACCAGATCTGTACATTGGATAATTATACGAATTTTCAAGGTCCTTATGATGAACTGGCATGCGGTGCATGGATCGCGAAATTGAGCGGCATATACAGCCAGTCCAATAGTTCTATTGATCAGGTGGCCTGCTATCATCCTATACTTCCTGTGGAGCGGATGAAGAACCTTGAGACCGGCGAAGAACAGATCAAACTGGCTTATTTTCGGAACGGCCGATGGGATGAGATTACAGTGCCAAAAACAATGATCACATCGGCAAATAAGATTGTTGCTCTATCAGGAAGAGGCATTTCCGTTACAAGCGAGAATGCAAAGCTTCTGGTCAAATATCTGTCAGATGTGGAAAACCTAAACGATGATTACATCGCCATGCAGTACTCCAGCAGCAAGCTTGGATGGCACGGTCAGGAGTTTCTGCCTTATGATACAGACATTGTTTTTGACGGGGATTTCCGGTTTAAGAATATATTTGATGCCATTACAGAACGCGGATCCGCAGCAGTGTGGCTGGAACATATCCGGTCATTGCGCCGGTCTGGCCGAATGGAAGTGAAGTTTTTGCTGGCTGCATCCTTTGCAAGTGTACTACTGCAGCCGCTAGGCGGGCTCCCATTTTTTGTAGACCTGTGGGGAGAAACGGAAGGCGGTAAGACGGTGTCTCTGATGGTTGCTGCATCTGTCTGGGCAAATCCCGATGAATCACAGTACATAGGCGATTTTAAGAGTACGGACGTTGCTTTGGAAGCAAAAGCGGATATGCTGAACAATCTGCCGATGCTTTTAGATGATACCAGTAAGACATCGGCCAGGATTCGGGATAACTTTGAAGGTGTTGTTTATGATCTTTGTTCCGGAAAGGGCAAGAGCCGTTCCAACAAGGATCTAGGCATCAACAGGGAAAACCGGTGGCGCAATGTGATCATTTGCAATGGGGAACGTCCGTTGTCTGCTTATGTAGAACAGGGAGGAGCAATCAACAGGATTATAGAAGTAGAATGCGGTGAAAAAGTATTTCAGGATCCTGGCAAAACGGCCGAGATTGTAAAGAAAAACTATGGTTATGCCGGCAAAGCCTTTATCGCAATCGTTAAAAAGATGGGTATCGAGAAAATCCGTGCCGCGCAGGAAGTGTTCAAACAGGAACTGCAGTCTAATGACAAGATGGAGAAACAGGCGTTGTCCCTCTCTATTGTCCTCACAGCAGACAGGATCGCAACAGAATACATCTTTAAGGACGATTGTAATATCACCCTGGAAGAAGCTGAGAAGCTGCTTACAGACAGGAAGATTGTTTCAGACAACGTGCGCTGTTATGAATATATTCAAGATAAAGTAGCGATGAATCATGTCCGTTTTGAATCGGACGGCAATATAGAAAAATGGGGCGTTCTTGAAGACGGATATGCCATCTTTTACAACCGGGCATTTGACGAGCTGTGCAGAAACGGTGGATTTTCCAAGGCTTCTTTCCTATCATGGGCAGCCAGAAACAAGCTGATCATGTCTGATTCGCTTGGTAATCCGACCAGACAGAAGAAGATTGCCGGCAAGAACAACCGCTGCGTCTGGCTTAAATTGGATGCAGATATCGACGAAGACGGCTTTAGGCAGGCGGATAATGTAGAACTGCCATTCAAATAACGTAACAATGTAACAGCGGTATCAACCAAAAATCATGCTATATAGGGAGAAAAAAATATATATATTTTTCCGGAGATAAAATATATTTTTCTTTTCATAGATAACAAAACGCATGTTACCCTGTTACAAAATAGCGCAAAACCGTATAAATAAAGGCTTTAAGGTGGTAACGGATTTGAGTTACTGAGGGATATAATCTGATACTGACTGTTACAGACGAGGGCAAATAGATGGATTTAATGACACAATTTGAAAAAGTGTATGACAATTGTCGTACGCATATGACGGATACAGCTGAGGATTGGGAAAAGGCATTCAATGCTTTGCGTGGTATTGCCAGACGGGCAGGTGATAAGCCTGAGCATATCCGGACAGCATTACTATATTATGACATGCTGGAAGTACAGATATCCGGCAAGGTAGAAAGGAGGCTCTTATGAAAATTAGCGAAGCCGAACGCGAGGAAGTTAAGCGAATGTATTTCGAACAGGGTATGACCAGAAAAGATATTGCCGGTACTAAAGGATTATCACAACGCTATGTGAGTGCCATTATTAATAACACGGACATGGGTCATGGTTATCGTACAACCGGCAGGCGGAAGCCTCCAGCCGGCAGGATAACTTTTGAGATGATAGATGAAGTTATGAATAGTCTGAGTGTTGGAGATGCAGTACTTGTCGATAACGTAGAAGATGAAGATGGCTATACATACAACACGGCAAAGAGATGCCCGATAATTGGTAAATACAAACATATCTTCGCAGTACAGGTTGGTAAATGTGTAAGTGCATTCAAGTATGTTGACTTGCTGTTGGAAGATGGAGTTAAGATTGGAGAATAGATATGATCACGATTACGACAGAAAATAAAAGATTCACCTTAAAAACAGATTCTGATCAGAGCGATAAGCTTTTTAACGAAATAGTGTGTCACCTTATTGGCCGGAAACCTTCCGGGGGGGGCAGTGATGAATGCGAAGAGGATTGCCCCAGGCAAAACAAAAGCAACTGTCGCTGATTTTAAGAAAACAGATATCTTGTCTGACCGGGAAGGACCTGATCAGAACGGAACTGATCAGGAGGGATCAGACACCGCATCGAAATATGATGGCTACAAGGGCTTCCTGTACATAAAATGTCAGCACTGTGGAGAAATAAAAAGCTTCTGCAGCAAGAAGATCATTAAAAGTTATAGATGTTCTGAATGTGGTACAGAAACACCTTTAAAGAACCTATCTCATCTCTGGCTGAACTGTGAATGTGGCAGAACATCTCACTACTTCACCAATATGACAGAATTTGCATTTGATGTCAATTGCATTGAATGTGGTACACCTGTAGCGGTCAAGTGGAACAGCCGGGAGAAACTGTATGACACGATAAGGGAAGAGGATTGAGATGAACAGGATAGAGCGCGATAAGCAGCGTTCCAGGATGAAGAAGCAGATCGATGACATTATACGGAACAATCCGGAATATGCCAGACGACACAAGGAAGAACAAGAAGAGAATGTTATGCAAGCTTTTAGGATCTTTATTCTGATCAGTGTGGATTATCTCGAAAGATTCTGCGGATTTGGCAAGAAACGTATCAACAGATATCTTGATTTTGTCAATCAGAGCGTCAAGTATGTTGAGGACGATCCGGAATATTTTGTGGAACTCGCAAAGGAAATGAAGAAAGAGCTTGGTATTGATTTTATAGAACTTTGGAAGGAACAGGAAGAACGAAGATGAACATGGATATTGATAGTTTTTGTGAAATTATGGATAAAATCCTGAAGGATAATGACATTGCAATGCTGATAAAAAAGCCAAAAGGAACGCTTGAAGCAGAAGTTAAAAGTAACTGCGAGATGCCTGGTAGCATTATTGATTTATACATCCTACTGAATGCATTGCCGTCCGTATTCGAATGTGTTTTTGAGATGATCAGGAACGATAATACGTCTGATCAGAGAAATCTCGTTCACGGAATGATGGAGATAGTTGAGGATGAGCTTGTTAAACGACTTGGTTTATAGGAGGATGGTATGGAAGGTATGATTTTTACTTTTAATGATGACGGAACATTGAGGGAATATAAAGAGCCGTACGCGACTGTTGACTATACTACAAAAGAAGACTTTGAATTCATCAAAAAAGCAGTTGAATTCTACAAGAAAATGCAGTGGATCTCGGCTGAGAATCCGCCGGAAGTTGACGAAGAAGGTTACAGTGAATACATCCTGTTGAATTTCGCAAATGCTGCTGCTCATGAAATTAGTCAATATGTCGTAGATAAAGATGGTGGCGGTGCCTATTATATCGGTGGTGATGGTGGATTGTGTTGTTCAAGTTACGGAATTTTTGTAGATGCCTGGATGCCGCTGCCGGAACGATACGAGGAGGGTGAATGAAATGGGTTATATTGACGATAAATTCTATGTGCTTGAACATATCGACAAAAGAACGTTACTGGAACAACTTGCAGAAGAAGCAGCAGAACTGTCACAGGCGGCATTGAAGCTGATCAGGGCTGAAAAGCTTTCCGACAATCCAACAACGACACATGTATCGATTGCATCGGAGCAGCTAATTGAAGAGCTTGCAGATGTGTTGGTGGCAGCTGATGCGGTTGGTATTCCAATTTTTGAATCCTGTGATAATTCAAAATGGCGAAGATGGGCAGCACGGATTAGAAAAGAACGTGAAATGTAGCAAGTAAATAACAATTAATCAGGGACGACGTTATGCCGTCCCGCTTTGAGTGGGAGGGGATGTAGATGGAAACATCAAAAAAAGAAGAAAATCACATAAAAATCACGTGGCTGAACAGGTATCGAAAAGCTGTCCGTGAAGAACAGCTGATTCTTGATGAGATACAGCGTCTTCGGGAAAGCAGGATGTTTCCATCACTAGTCCTTGATGGGATGCCGCATGGTTCTAATCACAGTGATTTATCGGCATACGTGGCCCGGATGGATGAACAACTGACCAGGCTGAAAGAATGGCAGCTTGAAAAAGTCCGATTGTATGAGAGCATATCAGACAGGATCCGAAGAGTAGAGGATGATAACCAGAGAGCGCTGCTGATATGCCGGTACATAAAGGGTATGTCTTGGGAAGATATCGCTGCAAAACTTGGATATACATGGCGACATGTTCATCGCATTCATTCACAGGCATTAGATGGCATCGACTTGAAAGATGTCATAGAATGTCATAGTAAAAGCGTGATATAGTTACACTGAGGTTTGGGAGATAACCTTGACAGTTTTTTCATATGGTGCGTGGCGTCCGGTATTCAACGGGCGCCTTTTACATGCCGTCATAGCTCAGTGGTAGAGCACAAGCAGTTCCTCCATTCTATTGAAGCTCAGGTTCGATTCCTGATGACGGCTTAGTTACAGAAGACAGGGGGTATCAATAGGCGTGAGGGAAAATAAAAATCCCAGGAGTGCAAATGGCAACCTAAGGAGAAAGCACCGGGCCAGGTTAAAAGCCATAGGGGGACCATGCGGAATATGCCGCGGAAAATTAGGCCCCATCCATTATGATGAGCCGAGCGATAATGATCATCCTTTGTCTTTTGTGATCGATGAGATTAAGCCTGTGTCGAGGTGGAAAGAGTTCGGTTACCCTTCGAAGGCAGCAGCCGCGCAGGACTGGAACAACCTTCAAGCAGCACATTATTGTTGCAATGCAATGAAAAGCAACAAAACAATGAAAGAGTTGAGAAAAATAAACAAAAGAGTCAATGTAATTGATGGAAAATGGTAGCTTTTTGTGAGGTGTGAACAATCACAAAAATGTTAAAAAATCTGACGATTGCCAGAAGGGTGGGGAGGGTACCCCGCCAGGTGCCGGAGGCACGTCCCAGCCGTCCAGCGCCGATTTACACACAGATAATTTAAAAGGGGTGGGAAAATATGGCAAAATCAGGGAAAATGGCTACTGTGGCCCGTACCGGCTCAAGACTTGAACAGCTAAAAAATCTTGCCGGAATTTTAGCCAAACAAATCGACTTGTGTGAGAAAAATAAAGATGGGTTAAAAACACTGCCACAACTGTCAAAACAGTATCGCGATACGATCAAAGAAATTGAAGAGATAGAGGGAGTTGATAGAAATGACGACGAGATCGGCGAAATCCTTACAGCAAGAACGGCTGATGGGAAGTCAGGTGCCGTCCGCTAGGATATGCCCGGAGTACGAATACACCGACGGGCAGGACGCTGTCAAAGTGCTATCGATTGGGCGCCTCTATGCGGATCCGTGGCAAAGCAATATTCTTGATGACTGGATGGGGAGAAGTGATGTGGAAACTTGGTCGTCAAGGGCGTGCGGTCTGTCTGTTCCGAGACAGAACGGAAAGACATGCATCACATCTGGTCGGATTGTGGCGGGTATGGTTTTGTATCATGAATGGGTGATCTATACAGCTCATTTACAAAAAACAGCGACAGAAACATTCATGGAGATTAAAAGCATATTTGAAACGAGAGGACTTAGAAAGTATGTCAAAGAGTTCAAAAATGCACTTGGGCGTGAACAGGTCATTTTAAAAAATGGTGCAAGGGTTGTATTTGTTGCCCGGACAAGGAATGGTGGTCGTGGCCTTCATGGCGACTGCCTGATTTTTGATGAAGCACAGGAACTGACATCAGAGCAGCAGGCTTCTTTTCTTCCGGCGATATCAGCGTCAAAAAATCCTCAGACGATTTATCTCGGAACACCGCCAGACGAAAACTGTACAGGGGATGTATTCCGGAGGCTGAGAGAAAAAACACTGGATGGCGAAAATAAAACAACTGCTTGGACAGAATTCTCTGTTCCGGAAATTGGCGATGTTTCTGACAGAAGCAGATGGGCTCTGGCTAATCCAGCACTTGGAAGACGGATGAAGGCAACGAGCATTGAAGGAGAGCTGCAGCAGATGAGTCCGGATACTTTTGCGAGAGAACGTCTTGGTTGGTGGTCACCAGTAAATAATGATCATGATTATGCCATTGATAAAGAAAAATGGACATCATGCGCGTCTAATCTGATAAAGCCGGAGGGAAAAACGGCATATGGTATCAAGTTTTCGTCCGATGGTTCCACGGTTGCATTGTGCGGTGCGGTTTGTCCGGAAAATACACCAGCAAGAATATCGTTGATAGAACTCAAAACGACGGACAGAGGCGTCCAATGGCTGGCGGATTGGTTGATTACAAGATATAAGACGGCCGCATGTGTGGTGATTGATGGCAGAAATGGCGTTGATTTTTTGATTGAAAAAATATCAAAAACATGGCGGTATAAAAATTCTGTCATCAGGCCATCTGGAAAAGATGTAATAGCTGCAGCCAGTCAATTAGTGCAGGAAATCAACGAACAATCAGTTACATGGTACAGGCAGCAGGAGATATTGAACGAATCAGCGATAACGTCCGTCAAAAGACCCATAGCCGGAGGATGGGGATTCGGTGGTGATGCGTCCACGCCGATTGAAGCGGCAGCGTTAGCGCTTTGGGGATGTCGGACGTCAAAAAGAAATCCTGGAAGAAAGATGAGGGTCGGATAATGGAATTGAATTTTGGCTATGTTAAGGGGCTTCCGCCAGAGGAATGGCAGAAACTGAATGAATTGAAAATGGTATACGATTATCATAAGTCCTCCAATCGATTAAAACGACGATATTATAATGGCAAGATTACACTGAGAGAGGTTAATCTTGGTATTGCGTTGCCAACAGATTTTGGCAGATTGGAGATTGGCTGCGCCTGGGGCGCAAAAACGGTGGATGTCCTTGCGGCACGTTCTATGTTCGATGGATTCGTGACGGAAAATGGAACAAAATCAGAAATTATGGATGATATCATCGGACGCAATCATTTGATCGCTGAGTATAACAAGGCTGTAAAAGAAGAACTAAAGTATGGTTGCTCTTTTGCGGCTGCTTCAGGTACGAAGGATAGCGCGCGCATTAAGTTCTATTCGCCACATTGTGCGGCAGCATTATGGGATGCTTCTGAAGGACGTATTGACTGCGGGTTTGCATTTGAAGATGGAAGAAGAGATGAGTCAGATATTGACTGGTCTCCTGAACATGTCAATTTTTATACATCAACAGACACTTGGCAATTAGACAGAGACGGTGGCACATGGTATGCGACGCAATATCCGCATGATTTTGGTGAACCAATGATGGTTGCATTTATCTGGGATGCCACAAGTGGAAAACCGTTTGGCCGGTCAAGATTAAAAGAACCAGTAAGACGACTCATTCAGGGATACGTCAGAACAGTAGCAAATGCGACGATTGGGCTTGAGTTTGCGACATCTCCACAGAAGTATTTGCTGGGTGTTTCTGATGAGCAATATGATGCATTGGTTGACCAAAGATTCAAGCAGTACGTCGGAAGCATCCTTTACAGTACATATAACCCGGAAACGGGCGAAAAGCCAACTTATGGTCAGTTAGCGCAGGGAAACATCGAACCTCATGTGCAGATGCTTCGTATGCTGGCCACTCAGTATTCTGCAGCAACGGGTCTGACAGTAACGGATACTGGCGTGATCAATGATGCCAATCCTACATCTAGCGATGCGATCATTGCACAATCACAGACACTGATCTTGATGGCTGAGCAATTAAACAGATCGAATGGTGATGCTTTGCATAGAATTGCCAGGATGGCGCTGGCAATTGAGATGGATATGCTGCCAAATGTATTGCCAGAGGATGCGCAGAGAATGATGGCGCATTTTAAAAATCCGGCCATGCCGAGCCTTGCGTCAACCGCTGATGCTGCTATCAAAATTGCATCTGCAAGAGAAGGATTTGCGCAAACGGATATTTTTCTTGAAATGATTGGTTTTGATCAGGCAGATATCAGACGCATCCGATCACAGGAACAGCGCGCAAGAGGAGAACAGATACTGACGGAGGAGTTCAATGCAGATATCAACAGAAGCGTGGGTGAAGTACATCCATCAAATGTCCCAGATCAGCCAGCAGGCGGCAAACCTGATGACGCAGTGGATCCAGAAGAACGGATTTAAGGATGACAAGGCACTCTTAGATTATGCCTTTGCATTGGCTTCTCATTATGGACAGGCTATTGGTGCTTTGTCGTGCCGGATGTATGAAGCAACGGCAGCAGCGCATGGGGTGATTGTTCCAACAGCGGAAATGGCCAGCCTTCCGGAATATGGAGAGGTGGCAAAAGCGGTTCACGGAACAATGAAACAGTCACAGAAAAAAGTGCCAGCAACAATGGCACGGCTTGTGAAGCAAGTGGGAGCGGATACAACTTTAAAAAATGCAATGAGAGATGGCGCACAGTTCGCATGGGTTCCCCATGGCGATACATGCGCTTTTTGTTTGACGCTTGCTTCCAGAGGCTGGCAGTACATGTCAAAGAACGCATTGAGGAATGGCCATGCTGAGCATATACATGCCCATTGTGACTGTGAGTATGCGGTGCGGTTTGACGGAAAAAGCAGCGTTGAAGGTTATGATCCGGAAAAGTATCTGAAGGAATACAATGCTGCCGGTGGTGATGTTAATGCGATGAGGCGGGCAAGGTATGCGCAGAATAAAGATACAGTTAATGCAAGAAAAAGAGGGCTGTATGAAGAACAGGCATATCGAAAAGTACAACGAGGAGCTTCAGCAGAAATTTCTTTGATTAGAAGAGGTGTAGAAGAAAAAATACCTGTAAAACGGATAGAATCTTATGAAAGTCAGATTTACATATCGGACAATGCAAAAATAAAACCGAAGGCTTTAAATGTGTTAAACCAGAATACTGAAAATGCACTAAAAGAGTACGGCATTTCAATAGAAAGGAAACCTACAATAGTCATTTTGGCCGAAAGGGAATTAGAAAATGCCCTTGGTTTATATGATCCTTGTACAAATACAGTGTATTACAGTCAAAGCATATCAAATCATGAGATACAAGAACTATCTGGAGGAAAAGGCGCTGTTGAGTGGCATGAAATGTGGCACATGAAACAGGCTGAAGATTTCAGAAAGGCAGGCTGGAAAATCACGGGAAAAAATAAGGTAGAATATTTAAAATCACTATGTGAAAAAGCCAAAAAAAATATTGACGGCTTAGGTATAACGTGCGATAATGTAAAGGAAATCAGTAAATATGCATATCAACAATACCAATTAGGCCGCTATGATGAAACTGAAGCGGAATATATGACGGCCCACAGGAGAAGAAAATGAAACTTATAGAATATCCGGAAGAGATAGAAAAATTAATGAAGATGTACGAACCGTATGCAGATTGTATTAATGATGGCAAAATTGAAAATGTACCAAAAGAAGTTGCTGAAGCTTTTGAAAAAGTGAAAGCATGGGCTTGGGAACAGGAACAGTAAAATACCACTGATTAAAAAGATCAGTGGTATTTTTATACCCATTTTTAGGAAAGTGAGGTGAGAACAATGAAATATAGACAGAAGCCTGTTGAAGTGGAAGCCTTTAAGTTAACGACTGATCCGGAACGAATTGCACCGGACTGGTTCACAAAAGCTGTCGCTGATGAGCGGATTTACATCGACCGTGTTATGAAGGACGGCCATATTGATGTGTATGGCTGTACGATCAGAACGCAGTATGGTAAAGTCCGTGCAAAGCTTGGCGATTATGTCATTAAGGGCATTAACGGTGAACTGTATTCATGTAAAGCAGATATCTTTAAAAAGACATATGAGCGATGCTGAAAGGCGGTGGTCCATACATCTCCCTTGCGGGGGTTAAGGCGAACAGATTAAGTATAAGCAGCTTTTTTATGGAGCTGTTTTTTTTATTACAAATAACTCGTATCAACGAGGAAATTTACTCAAAGGAGGGCTAACCATGGCAGAAAATGGCAATCACACACTAGGTGGAGACGAAGGCGGCGAAAGATATTTTACGCAGTCAGAGATGGACGCGATCATTGGGGAGCGTCTGTCAAGAGAACGCAATAAATATGCGGATTATGACAGTCTGAAAGAAAAAGCCGGAAAATATGATGAGCTTCAGGAGAACAGTAAAACAGAACTCCAGAAGGCCAATGAAAAGGCTGCAAGACTGGAAAAAGAACTGGGAGATCTCAAGAAAACAAATTCTGTGAGAGTAATCAGGGAAAAAATATCAGGAGAAATGAAGGTACCTGCAGAGCTACTGACAGGTGAAGATGAAGAAACCTGCAAGAAGCAGGCAGAAGCATTTTTGAAGTACATCAAGCCTTCCAGATATCCTGATACGAAACCGAATAACAGAAGAAATACGGGCGGACATGAGACAAATGAATCCATGAGAGATTTCGCCCGTCAGATTTTTGGAAGAGGAGAATGATCAATGGCAGCTTTAATTAGTTCAGATTTTAATATTCCTGCAGAGATTGCAAGTGGTATTTTTGAAAAGGCACAGAAAGGATCTGTACTGGCACAGCTTTCAGGCGCCAGACCACAGAAATTTGGAAAACAGCAGGTGTGGGTATTAACAGCGCCGCCAAAGGCGGAGCTTGTTGGAGAAGGTGCATCAAAATCACCGACACCAACCACCTATTCACATAAAACAGTCAATCCGTTCAAACTTCAGGTGACAATGAGGTTCTCACAAGAAGTACAGTGGGCAGATGAAGATGTTCAGATCGGCGTGCTTCAAGATCTTGCATCCAATGCAAGCATCGCATTAGGCAGAGCGCTTGACCTTGTTGGTATTCATAAAATCAATCCGCTGACAGGCACGGTTTCGGAATTGGTAAAGGAAGGTCTTGTAGATACAACACAGGCCGTAACGCTTACAGGTTCGAAATACGATGAGGCAATTGAAGCAGCAGCCGGCGCAATCATTTCTGCGGGTTATACACCGAACGGCATTGCTATGGATCCGACGTTGTCCTTTGGCCTTTCTACAATGAGAGACACTACAGGTCGAAAGATTTATCCGGAAATTGGGTTCGGCCAGAACGTGACCAATTTTGCAGGAATGAATGCAGCAATCTCTGATACAGTCTCTGCAAAAAACGAGATCACCAAAGCGACGAATTTGCTTGGCATTGTTGGTCAGTTTGATGCATTCAGATGGGGCGTACAGAGAAGCATTGGTGCGCATCTGATTGAATATGGTGATCCGGATGGCCTTGGCGATCTGCAGAGACAGAACCAGATCGCAATCCGTGCCGAAGTGGTATACGGTATCGGCATTATGGATAGTAATGCATTTGTAAAAATTAATGGAGCAACGGAATGAAATACCTGTATAAGCAGACAGGAATGATTGTGGAGTCCAGCATTGCGCTGGACTCTATGCTTTTTATTCCTGTGGCAGAAATAAGAGAAGAAAAAGGGCCTGAAGAAAAAACTGCAGAAGTAAAGCCGAAGAACTCTGCAGCGGTAAGAAAAAGCCCGGTAAAAAGAAGGAAAACGCCATGATGACCTATGCGACGTGTGATGATATTGATGTGCGAAGGAATCTGCAGGACGATGAACGTGATCGCTGTCAGGCATTGCTTGAGGATGCAGCAGTGATCATTGACGCTTATAACAAAAAGGCGCCGGATGAAGCAAAGAAGCTGGTATCCTGCAACATGGTTCTTCGGGCGATGGCAGACACCGGCATTCCAATAGGCGCAACCCAGGGCAGTGTGTCTGCCTTGGGATATTCACAAAGTTGGAGCAATTCTAACGGCAGCAGTGAACTTTATCTAACAAAAATCGATAAAAAGATACTGGGCGCCGGTAATAAGATCGGCTTTTTAAATTGCTTTAAAGCGGAGGAATCATAGATGTTAAAAGGCATTACTGTAGTCCTGCATGAACGTATCGAAAACGGAAAAGATGCCTTTAATCGTCCGGTTTATACAGAAAACGATGTGGCGATCAAAAATGTGCTGGTTGCGCCGACATCAGAAGAAGAAATTCTTGATACGCTGAATCTGACAGGAAGAAAAGCGGTCTATACACTTGCAATCCCTAAGGGAGATCAGCATCAGTGGGAAAATCAGGACGTTACTTTTTTTGGCGAAAGATGGCATACCATTGGTATGCCGGTAGAAGGCATCGAAACAATGATTCCGTTGGAATGGAATAAGAAAGTGAGAGTGGAACGGTATGGCTGATGATTTAAGAATCGAATTAAACAGGGCTGCTATCAGGGACCAGCTTTTGAAATCTCCGGAGATCATGAGTATTTGCAGTGAATATGCCAGACAGATTGCCAGTCGGTGCGGAAATGGTTATGCAACAGATACCCATACCGGAAGAAACCGAGTGAATGCGATGGTGTATGCAGATACATATGCGGCAAAACGGGATAACATGAAGAATAATACGCTTCTGAAGGCGACGAGATGATAATTGAAGAGATTGTTTTGAATTATTTAAGTAAAAATCTGGATGTGCCTGTTTTGATGGAGGTGCCGCTCGACGTGGAGTCGGTTGAGACTTATGTTGTGCTTGAGAAGACCAGCACTTCAGAAAAAAATTTTATATGCAGGGCAACCTTTGCAATACAATCCATCGCGCCGACACTGTACGAAGCGGCCACTCTCAATCTTTGCGTCAAAAAAGCAATGCGTGATATTGAAGCACTTCCTGAGATCAGCACATGTTTATTGAACTCAGATTATAATTTTACGGATACGACAACAAAAACGTATAGATACCAGGCTGTATTTGACCTGGTACATTATCAGGAGGAATAAGAATGTCAGAAAAAAATGATGTTGCAAATGTTTCCACAGGCGCGCCGAAAATCGGCGGTTATGCATTCAGATCAACAACAGCAACGGCATTACCGACAGATGCGACGACAGCGCTTGAGGCTGATTTTAAAACGCTTGGTTTTATTTCTGAGGATGGTGTAACGAATTCGAATTCACCAGAGTCATCTGATACAAAAGACTGGGGCGGAACAACTGTATTAAGCGTGCAGACTTCAAGAAATGATACATGGAAGTTCACACTGCTGGAAAGTGGAAACTCAGAGACTCTAAAGACGGTCTATGGCGGATCGAATGTAACTGTTGGCGTTGATACAATTTCTATTGCAGTAAATAATGCCGATCTTGAGTATGCTGCATTTGTGTTTGAAATGGTGATGAAAGGAAACGTTAAAAAGAGAATTGTGCTGCCTTGCGCAAAGGTAACAGCGGTGGAAGATATTACATACAAAAAATCAGATGCAATTGCATACGGCGTGACTTTGACGTGTGCACCGGACGAAAACGGCAATACACACTATGAATATATCAGTAAAAAATAAAACGGAGGTCTTATAAATGGTCAGAGGAACAACCAAAACAGGTTTTGTGTTCGAAGCGGATGAAAATGTGATGGCAACTTGGAAAGTGGCCAAAGCCATCGCTAAAACCCAGTCAGATGAAGGCGCTGAACAGCTTGCCGGAGCGGTGGAACTTGTTGAAGATATTCTTGGAAAGAAGCAGGAGAAGGCATTAATGAAGCATTTGCGCAAGGTCAAAGGGACTGCCATGACTGAAGATGTGATGACAGAAATCTTTGAGATCGTTGACTGCATCCGAATGGAAAGTGAAAAGGCAAAAAATTCCTAGCCCTTGCTGAAATGATGGCGAGGGCGGAAAATGAATTGATTTGCGATTTTGCAGAAATATACCATGTTTTTGATTACCAGGCGTTGCCCGTTGAATTAGCGGCAACGCTTTCTTTAGGTCTGCCGGATGATAGCAGGACATTCAGAAAGCTGAATGGCTTAAAAGCGAAAAGCGAAACAATGCTTCTTGCGGCAATTGCTGACAGACTGGCTTATCTCGTGTGGTTTCAGACAAAAGATGGTGCGTCAGGTGTTAATAGACCGCATTTATTGACAGAGGCATTGATCGGCAAGGAAGAAAAGCCGACCGATATAGTTGCGTTCGAAACAAAGGAACAGTTAGATCGGGCTTTGGCTGAATTTGAAAAGAGGTGAGATAAACGGCTATAGAGCTGGCAAAAGCATACGTGCAGATCGTGCCTACAACAAAAGGCATCAAAGAAGCGATTCGAAGTGCACTGGGCAACGATTTGCCAAAAGAAGGTGAACGTTCAGGTAAACAGGTGGCCGCATCTTTCGGAAAAACATTGGCTAAAGGCCTGGCGGCTATTGGAATAGGAAAAATCATAGGAAATGCGATCACGGCTGGCACGGAGTATCAGAATAGCATTGCAAAGCTTGGCACGATTGCGGACACGTCCGCAGTATCTATCGATAGTATGAAAACAAAGATAGCTGACATGTCCGATCAGCTTGGCATCTCACAGGCTGACATTGCCGAAGCCGCGTATAGCACGATTTCCGCAACAGGCGATACAGCTGGGGCACTGGATGTTGTCGCTCAGGCGGCAAAGCTGGCCACGGCAGGATTTACAGACACAGATTCGGCAATCAGTGTGTTGACAACCGCTATGAATGCATATGGCATGGAAACAGATAACGTGCAGCACATCAGTGATTCTCTGATCACGACACAGAATCTGGGCGTTACGACGGTGGCAGAGCTTGCTTCTAATATGGGCCGTGCTATCGCAACGGCATCTGGATATGGCGTGTCAATGGAGAATTTAGAGGCGGCTTATATCAGTACAACAAAGGCCGGTATCAGTACAGCTGAATCAACGACTTATTTATCAAGTATGATCCAGGAACTTGGAAAAGATGGTTCTACGGTCAGCGATATCTTGAAGGATAAGACAGGTAAATCCTTTGCTGAATTGATGAATTCCGGTTCATCGCTGGGCGATGTTCTTAAAGTGCTGATGGATTCGGTGGATGGAAATTCAGAGGCTTTTATGAATTTGTGGAGTTCTCAGGAGGCCGGCAAGTCAGCGAATGCTATCGCCAATCAGGGCATAAGCACGTTTAATGATAATCTAAAAACGCTTCAGAATCAGGCTGGAACAACACAGGCGGCTTACGAGAATATGACGGACGCGTTTGCATGGAAGTCTCAGGATTTAAAGACCAAACTCGAGAATCTTGGTATCGATCTTTTCAATGCAATGTATCCGGTCTTGAACGATCTTACTCAGGAAGCGATGGATTTTGTGGATCATCTGGATGTCGAAGCCGTTGCAGATGACATCACGGGATTCGTACAAGATGCGATACCGCTCATTGAGCTTGCGGGTGACGCTTTAGAGACTGTTGCTGAGAATCTGGGTCTAATTATTCCGCTTGTTGGCGCATTTATTGGATTTGATTTGACGACAAAGGCCCTTGGATTAGCAGTGGGAATCATGGGCATCTTTAAAAACGTTAAATCCCTTGCACCTGTGATCGCTGCCTTATCTGGTCCGGTTGGACTGGTGATTGCCCTTGTCGCAGGTGTTGTCGGCGGATTATTCACGCTGTATAAAACGAATGAAAGCTTCAGGAATGCTGTCAATGATACGTGGGAAAGCATCAAGAATTTCCTTTCCGAGACATGGGAGACAATCAAAAATGCTGCGGAAGAGACATGGAACAGCATGACGCAAGCCATTTCTGCTTTTCTTGGCCAGGCGTCAGAAACATTTTCTAACATTTGGCAGAGTGTCTCAGATACAGTATCAAATGCCTGGGAAACGATAAAGAACGTTGTTACAGTGGGCATAATGCTTATTGGAGAGATTATATCTGCAGGCATCCAGATCATTACGCTGCCTTTTCAGTTTATCTGGGAGAACTGCAAAGGTATCATCACAGAGGCATGGAATAGCATATCAGTGACAGTTTCTGACACATTAAGCATGATCAGTGATGTGATTAGCAGCGTATGGAATGGAATATCAGATTTACTGAGTCCAATTCTTGAAGGGATAAAAGGAAACATCGAGTCGTCCTGGGATAATGTGAAATCTAACGTGTCTAGCGTGTCAGATGGCATCAAGTCGACTGTATCTGATAAATGGTCCAGCATTAAATCGACAGTGAACGACAAGATGAGTGGCATCAAGAGCACGGTTTCGGAAAAATGGGATGCGGCCAAAAACAAGACTTCTAGTGCTATTGACGCTATGAAGTCAAAGATTTCTGCGGGACTCGGGTCAGCCAGATCGACAGTGAACAGCATACTTGGGGCGATCAAAGATAAGTTTTCATCAATATTCAATGCGTGCAAGAATGTAGTAAGTAATGCCATCGATGCGATTAAAAGCAAGTTCCACTTTAGCTGGTCACTTCCACATCTCAAGTTGCCGCACGTCAGCATATCCGGTAGGTTTTCCATCAATCCACCTTCCGTGCCACATTTTTCCGTCAGCTGGTATGACAAGGGCGGTATCTTTGACCGTCCAACCGTGATTGGCGTCGGTGAAAAAAGACCTGAATTTGTAGGCGCACTGGACGACCTTAGGGGAATCGTCAGAGACGAAGCCGGCGGCAATGATATGAATACCGCATATCTTTTGAGGTTACTTGAGATGGCTGAAAAGTATTTTCCGGAATTTGCGAAAGATAAGCAGCTGATATTGAATGATAAATTTATCGGTGAGGTTGCACCTGAAATGGACAAGCGATTGGGGGATATCAACAGGATGAAGGCGAGATATGTATAACGAAGGGATTGTATTCGGAACATTCCACTCCTATAGAGATTTGAATCTCATCTTAAACTCTGGCGTGAAGATTGGCACGCCAGAGGCAAAAATAGAAGAAGTGGAGGTTCTTGGGAGTGATGGCACGATTGATTATACGGAATATTTTGGAGAGGTGTTCTATAAGAACAGGACGCTGACATTTCCGTTTACCATTAAAGCAAAAGTGGCAGAAGATATCGAGCGAGTGTATGCCGATGTGTGCAAAAAGATTCACAGTAAAAAGGTCAAGATAACATTAGACTGGGAGTCCGGTTATTACTTTAAAGGACGCATTTCCGTTGGCGAACTGGCGCATCAAAAGAGGATTGGCACTTTCACGATCACATGCGACTGTGAGCCGTATCGCTACAAAAATGATGTGACCATTTCTTCATGTGTGGTTTCTGGAAAAGCAAGTGTTGTTTATATCAATGATCAGAAAAATGTGACGCCGCAGTTCAAAACGTCATCTTCGATGACGATATCTTTTGAAAATGTGACAACGACCATAAAAACAGACGGAACATTCACGGTACCAGGCATTGTTTTTAAAGAGGGCGAAAATGTTGTCACATATACAGGAAATGGGACGGTTGAAGTGAGTTACCAGGAAAGGCGGTTATGATGTTTACTGTTTATTGTGATAATAAATGCATATATGACACGACGATTGATGGACTTATATTGCAGGATCCTACACTTGATACGGCGACAAATGACCCAGGCAGCTTTTCTTTCACGATTTATCCTCAGCATCCGTATTACAACATGATAAATAAAATGACCAGTGTGATCAGCGTTTATTATAAGGGAAAAGTTGTATTTAGAGGGCGGCCGATCATCATTAGCAGAGGTTCTTACAATCAAAAGGGTGTGACGTGCGAGGGAGATCTTGCATATCTCTTAGATACGATACAGATGCCATATGATTATATGACAGGCGATAAGCATACAACGATCAAAAGTCTGTTTAGTAAATTTATCGATGATCACAACAGCCAGGTAGAAGAACGAAAACGTTTTACAGTCGGACGTGTAACGGTCACAGACTCAAATGATTATATTGTCAGAAAGAGCTCAGACTATGTGACGACCTGGAAAAGTATCAACGATAAATTGATTGATATGCTCGGTGGCTACATAATGACGCGGTACGAGGACGGAGAGACTTATATTGACTATCTGGCAGAGATCAATACAATTAGTAACCAGGATGTTGAATTTGGAAAAAATTTGCTGTCCATTAGCGTTGAGAACAAATTTGATGATATTTACACGGCGATTCTTCCGCTGGGTGCAAGAATTGAATCGGATGAAGATGACAGTCAAGAAAAGCGTCTGACGATCAGTGATATCAATGATGGTGTCGCTTACATAGAAGATGCAGAAGCTGTAAAGAAGTATGGCTTTATATGCACCGTTGTGAAATTTGAGGACATAACAATTGCAGAGAACTTATTAAAGGCGGCAAAGGAAAGATTGGCAAAATTGTGTGAACTTCAATCAGAAATAACACTTACAGCGGCCGATTTGTCCGGAACCGGCATCGATGTCAATCCATTCATGTTAGGCAGATGGGTCAATGTTTATTCATCGCCACATGGAGTTTCCGGAAAGATGCTTATCAACAAATTATCTGTATCTCTGAACAATCCGACATCTAATACACTGACACTCGGCAAGACGGCAAAAACACTCAGTGATTTTACTTCAAAAGCGGAAAGTGCGAATAGTAACCTGGTGGAACGTGTCGAAAAAGTTGAATCTAATGCCAAGATCAACGAAGGTGCGCTCGGTGAGATCAAAGATGTTGCTGTTAAACAAGTTGATTTTTTGTATGCAGCCGGCGATTCCTCTACTAAGGCCCCTGAAGAGGGATGGCAGGAGAACGCGCCTGAATGGCAATCAGAAAAGTATATCTGGCAGAAAAAAGTAATGATTCTGATCAACGGGAAAGTTATCGAGTCCCAGGCGGTCTGTATCCAGGGCGCAGCGGGTGAAGATGCCTGCTTTATCCACATTGATTCAAGCAAAGGAACAGCTTTTAAAAATGACAGCGTGTCGACAGTTCTGTCACCTGTTATTTTTTATGGCAAGCAGAGAATCACTGATATAGACACGCTCAAAAAAGTCTTTGGATCAGATGCGCACATACAGTGGAAATCGAGGATTGATGAAGATGATCAATATCTTATCATACCACCGGAAGACGAGCGCATTTCGGAAGATGGTTTTAAATTTAAGATCAGTCCAGATGACATTGATACAAAAGGCATCTATACATGTGACCTGGAAGTGTAGGAGGGGGAAAAATAAATGGCAGTTAAAGCAACCAATCAGATCACGATTGTCGACATTACAGACGCATACAATGTCATTCTGACATCAGAAGCGTTTACCTTTGTCGGCAATACGTCCGGTGCACCGGCAGGATTAAAATGCGCCACGCAGGCTGTGGCCTATTGCGGTTCTAATCAATGTGCATCCGTTATTGTTGATTCAAAGAGCATCGCATGTCCAACGGGCATTTCTGCTGTTGTTGAAGGTAGCGGTACATCAGCGCCGACCATTACTTTTACAACAACAGCAACCATAGCGAATGCCTGTGAGGCGGTTATTCCGATCACGGTTGATGATATCACAATCAACAAGAAGTTTTCATTTGCGGTAGCAAAAACTGGCGCCACTGGTTTAAAGGGCGATGCGGGCAAAGGCGTTAAATCCACAACTGTTACTTATCAGGCGTCAACAAGTGGTACGACGGTGCCTACAGGGACATGGAACGCAGATATTCCGACAGTTGCAGCAGGCTCTTATTTGTGGACCAGGACGGTTATTACATATACGGATAATACTTCATCGACGTCTTATTCTGTTGGAAAGATGGGCAGTACCGGAGCAACAGGAACGACTGGTTCCCAGTGGTACAGCGGCACCGGCATCACCGGCACATCAACAACAGCCACTGTGTTTTCCGGATCCGGTGTAGCAGCGGCACGCGTCAATGACATGTACCTGAATACATCAACAGGATATACCTACAAGTGTACCGTTGCCGGTGCGGCTTCTGCAGCAAAGTGGGTTTATTCCGGAAGTATCAAAGGTGCTACCGGTTCGACTGGTAATGGTATTTCAAAAGCAGAAATCACTTATGCAGCATCAACTTCAAACACGACAGCGCCGACAAGCGGCTGGCAGTCAACACCGCCTTCCGTATCCGCCGGTTCTTATCTGTGGACCAGGACGATATTTACCTACACAAATGGCGGAACAGCCACCCAGTACAGCGTGGCCAAACAGGGTGCGACAGGCGCAGCGGGACAGGATGCTATAACAGTCAGCATTACAGCATCAAACGGTACCGTATTCAAGAACAGCTCCGGTTCGACCGTTCTGACAGCGCATGTATTTAAAGGCGGCGTTGAGCAGAGCATTACTGATGCCGGTGTGTGCGGTTCGCTTGGCTCGATTAAGTGGCATAAAGGTGAAGACACAGCGGTATTGGCGACATCCAAGACGTTGGCCATAACGCCTGATGATATCAACAATGTGGGTGCGTTTACTTGTAGCTTGGAAAGCTAGGAGGTGAGCCTATTGGCAGTTAAAGCCAAAGCGCAGATTACAGTTTTTGACATGACAGACGCTTATTCGGTCATCCTCACAAGTGAAGCATTTACATTTGCAGGGAATACATCTGGGGCACCAGCAGGTTTATCCTGTTCAACCCAGGCTGTGGCCTATTGCGGCGGAATGCAGTGCAAAAAAGTGACTATCGGAACAGTAAGTTGTCCAACAGGCATTTCAGCAGCAATAACTAACAATGGTACAGCATCGCCAACGATTACGTTTAAAACAACCGTTACAGTGACTGCTTCGTGCGAAGCAACCATTCCTGTTACAGTGGACGATGTTACAATTAATAAAAAGTTCTCCTTCTCAGTAGCAAAGACAGGCGCTACCGGAGCCGCAGGCAAGGGTATCAAATCCACCGCCATCACTTATCAGCTTTCAGCCAGTTCCACGACCGCCCCAACAGGAACATGGGCGACATCAGTGCCCGCAGCGGATGCATCAAAGCCGTATCTGTGGACAAAGACTGTACTGACTTATACGGATGGGACAACAAGTACGGGGTACTCGGTTGGAAGTACGCAAGAAGCGTGGAAGTATGATGCCGATGCAATGAAGAAAGGCAATCTGATCATTAATGGTGATGGGTCAGCTTTGTCGAACTATAATTTCACTGGCGGTACATTCACAAAAGGCGATTGCCCAGACGGTGCGTACGGATATTTTACCCGTGGCACAACTGCCTTGATTCCGTTTGACGCAAGTAAGGTCTACGATTTGGAATACTATGTCAGGTTGCACGCTGGTGCGTCTGGAAACAATTATTTTTCAGTCCAACCGTATGATATTGATAAAAAGAATGTCGGATGCAATAATGTACTGAATTACAACACCAGGCTATTTTACTTAGCGAAGGATTTGAATCCTGGTGACACAGTTGTATATTTCAAGGATTTAACGGGATGGTTCACGAATACAACAGAATCACATCAAAGATCATTCCTGTTTTTCGGCTATAAAGACAGCACAGGGTATCTCTATCCGGACGGCACCTATTCACAATATGCGTACATGAAAGTGTATGCAGATAATTCTTCTGTTAATACAAATAACAACACGATTACACTTTCAAAAGCGTGGACTGGAATGACTTTTAAAGCTGGAACCTGTGTTGGACAAGTGTGTGATGGTAGCGCCTGGTGCTATTACGGGCAGACGGGGACGATTTCTAATACAGACTGGAAAAAATATAACTGTACTGTATATGGAGGAAACGGTGGGAGAAATTACGAAATAACTGCATATAGTCGAAGATTGGCCTATGCTAAATTTATAGATATATTTCTGTACAACGGAGTTGCTGATTATGCCGGGTTAAGCCTCAGAGAACATGATTTTACGTCGGATGATCTCAACGGCAAACTCACTCAGTTCCGTGAAGAGGCTGCTTCTAACATTGACCAGACAGCTGAAGCCATTAAATCCACCGTTTACGACAATGTCTATCTAAAAGGCGACATTGACACCTTGTTTTCTTCTGTCAATACAGAAGTTGAGCAGACGAAAACATCATGGCAGGTAACTTTCAACCAATTCCGGCAAACGTTAAATGGTGTCACAGACAGCACAGACGCACAGTTCGATGAGATCAAAAAATACATCCGCTTCGAAGACGGCAATATTCTACTCGGCAACAGTACAAGTCCACTGATTCTGAAGCTAAGAAATGACCGTATTCAATTCTTGCAGAACGGCTATGAAGTCGCTTATATCTCTGACCAGCGTATGTACAACACCGTTTGTGAGATCATCAAGCAGCTTAAAATTGCAGACAGTGCCTGGACAGTTGAGACAAATGCAGCTGGCGACACAATCGTATCATTAATCGGCATATAGAAAGGAGTGATCAAATGGCAACATCAGCAAAAAATGAAACAACCTGTGGCTATAACGGTCACTATCATCTCTATATGGCCATCAAAGTCAACAGCCAGAATGCTAGCACGAATCAGTCAAATGTGACTGTGACAATGTATGCCCAGTCTGATTCATCATCATACGGCGCATACAATCTTGATGCTTCTGGAAATTCTGTCAAAATGACAGTCAATAACAATCAGGTCATCAGTAAAACAATGGCTATGGATTTCCGGAACAGAGCAACCGTCAATCTGGGTTCCTGGACAGGCAACATCAGCCACGGCGCAGATGGTAAAAAGACGCTTTCATGCTCTGGTTCATTTTCAATCAGTGGCTCATCCTACCTGTCAAATGGTTCGATCTCATGCAGTATCGTGCTTGACCAAATCCCAAGGGCAACAAAGCCGACGCTATCAGCTTCAACAGTTGCACTTAGCAGTGCTGCGACGATCGGTATTGCACCGGCCGTCTCAAGCTGGACACACAACTTATATTATCGCGTCGGTACAGGCAGCTGGACTCGCTTTGCAACGGGCGTAAAAGCAAATTATGCATGGACACTGCCACTTGCGATTGCAGATAATTTTCCGTCTGCAACGAGCGGCACGATCACAATCGGCGTCAATACATATAACGGCAGTACACAGATTGGTGGTACTCAGACAGTCAATCTGAATATCACGATACCGGCATCTGCTGCACCGTCTGTCTCATCCGTATCCGTATCAGAATGCGAACAGTTGATAGAGACTTTCGGTGCCGGTTACATACAAGGAAAATCAAGATTTCTTGTGAAATCAAGCGTTTCCGGAGTGTACGGTAGCTGGATAACGGGTTATCGGTTTGATGTCGGCTCTCAGTCCTATACAAACACATCAAGCTCATACGAGATGCAGGAGACAGTCAGAGATGCCGGTACAGTTGCAGTCAGGGTTACAGTTACAGACAGCAGAGGGCGAACGGCATCCAGATCTATCACAGTCAGCATACTGCCTTATAGCGTGCCACAGATAACCGGATTTGATTGCAGCCGTTGCGGTGATGCAAAAGGTGCAGTTAATAATAGCGGTGAATTTCTGAAAGCTTATATGACTTTTTCGGTATCGTCGTTGAACAATAACAATACAGGCAAGTACAAATTAGAGTACTGCCAGACAGGCGCATCATCATGGACAGCGGTGACAAGCGGTGACAGCTATAATTACAGTGGAACATTCATATCCAGTGCAGCGCTGTTAAATTCAGCGAATTCCTACCAGGTACGGTTAACCGTATGGGACAGCTTCACAAGTTCTGTGATTGTTCGAGAGGTCGGAACAGCTGTAAGACTCTTGTCGTATATCGTCAAAAAGACAGCACTTGCTATCGGCAAATTTGCAGAAGTAGCGAACGCGTTTGACGTGGCGTTACCAGCAATATTTAGAAAAAACGTTAGTATCTATGGCGATAGCGGCATATCGGGCGGACTCAGCGTCTCAGGTAATGCCGTTGTGAATGGGACTATTAATACGGATAAAGATATTGGTACGTATGCAAGCATGTGGTTTAACAATCCTGCAAACCATAGTATTTTTGTTACATTGAATGATGGCTCTCAGATAGAAGCTGTCAATTGGCATGACGGAAATAATATGTCTATTGGATGGGGAAACTATTCACTGAAAAAAGGCGGTCTATGTCTTGGCGGCGTTGATATTGTTCATCGTATTTCGGCAACAGCAAACAATGTCGAATATCGGCCCTACTACCGCCGAGGTGATTCCATAGATGTGCGAATGGGTACGGCAGGATATGTTACATCAGGTACAAAAGAATTTTATTTTGCTATACCACTGGGCAAGCCCGTCGTCGGGAATCCAAGTGTGTCAATATCATCAATCAACGGACTTATTATGCGACAAAATAGCAAATATATTATAAAAGCTGATTGGGTTCAACCAGATAGGTATTCAGCAGCTGTTCGTGATAACAATGCCATATGGGTTATCGCATTCTGGAACAATGCAACAAATGCCGCAAATAACAGCCCTGTTGGTATTGATGCTAATATAAGAATCACATTTTCATAAAGGAGAGTCAAAAATGGCATTATACAAAGAGCTTATGCAGGACGATGGTGTAGTGACTTGCTATCACCGTATCCTGTACCACCAGACAACCCCTAATCGACAGACATCTATAGCTGTACTGTCATATGTCAATGAAAAAGCCAGAGAGGCCGAAAAAGACAATACAATGGCTCAGCCGTATACGAAAGCTGTCACGTATGAGACGAATTATGACAGTGCCATGACAGACAGGAAAGCCTATGCTTATCTGAAGACACTGCCCATCTTTGAAGGAGCAAAAGATATTGTAGATGAGGCGGACACAGATATTTCCGGTGACGACTTTCTGGCCATGGTAGAGGAGGTGATGTAATGACACTTGAAGAAGCAAAAGCTATTGTTGATGCGCTTGTGACACTCAGAAACTCTGCGGCAGATGAGCAGGCACTGAAAGCATCAGCATTGTATCCGAAGTGGAAAGTAGGTACAGATTATCAGAAAGACGAGAGAGTATTGTATAACGATATCCTGTACAAAGTCCTAACAGACCACACGTCTCAGGCCGACTGGACACCGGATGCAGCGCCCTCTTTATTCGCCAAAGTTTTAATCCCAGATAAAAATGTTATTCTGGAATGGGAGCAGCCAGAGAGCACGAATCCTTACAGTAAGGGAGACAAGGTGACACACAACGGCAAGACCTGGCGGAGTACGATTGATGGCAATGTATGGGAACCTGGCGTCTACGGTTGGGAAGAAATCTAAGAAGGGAGGCTACATATGCAGTATATTCCGCTGATAATTTCTACTGCGGCCATTCTGGTCAGTCTGTATCTTGCTTTTCACAAGGAACATAGAGATGACCAGTCGAAAGAGTCAAAAGAGAGTAAAGACTTATCGGTTGCCTTTGCAAAGATGGATGTGAAGCAGGACAGCATTTTGTCGGCTGTGAATGAGATGCGTCTTGATCAGAAAGCACAGAATCAGAGAATTACAGACATCGAGAAACAAGTGGCATTGATTGATGCTTCAACCAAGTCTGCACATCACAGGCTTGATGATATCGTGAAACAGTTTGGAATCAACAACGAAAGGAAAAGTGATTAATATGTTTAAGAATCCTGTATGGAATGTAAATGTAAATACAAAGAAATGGTTTAAGGCAGCGGGTATCAGAGCAGTAAAAACAGTTGCGCAGGCGGCTGTTGGCGGCATCGGTGCCGCTGTAGCTATGGGACAGGTTGACTGGAAGTATGTTGCTTCTGCATCCATCCTGGCGGGGGTATTGTCCATCCTGACAAGTATCCAGGGCATTCCGGAAGTAGAAAGT